GCTCTAGAATAGGTTGCGGTTTGAAACGAAAAATAGCAACGTGTGAGATCATGGTCAAAAGTTGTCCAGTCCAGTCTCAATAAGGATGTCATTGAACAGTAGTTTGTAATACCAAATCAATGCACTTATACGAAACCCTTACAGAATAAGGGATTGCTGATTTGTCCGACTTGGCATTTTGTATGTTGTAACAAGTTGAATGGTTACATTGTATTCATTAACCAACCGATAGACGGGGGGAGGGGGTGCAGAAAGTTCCGGCGCGAAAACCCTAACCTATACATCAGCCAAACAAAAATTAATCAAAGTGGGCTTGTATTAAGCGCGGCATCAATTATGAGGGATGAATGAAAAACCTGATTAATCGCATCTTGATGGCTTTCGTTTTTGTGGTCGTTTTACCAGCCGCATTAGTGGTGGGGGCTGCTAGTGTTATGATCGGGCTATGGAAGTCGTTGCTCGGTAAAGCTCCGGAGATAAAAAACGATCAGAGTATATCTTAGATATTGCTAAAATATCAACATAAGTTAATCTTTGCTTATCCGGTTTGGTAGCTGGGTTTTATATCGTTCATGTTGTGTTATCGTATAGTCCCGTCTGAGGTTAAAATCTTAGGCGGGATTATATAATTAATGGGGGTTGACAATCATTAGTAATTTAGTAATGATTCAGAGACTTATGGCTAATGACGCTTTTCTATTACAAGGAGGTAATGGTGGACACGTTCTCAATTCAGGTGAGGGCGTGCAAACCGGCAAAAACTACCGTTGGATTCAAATGGTGGAAGACACTGTTTTTACTACCATCACCGGCAGCAATTTGACTAATACCGCTGATTTGGCTGGTATCACTCATTTAGCTGGAACTGGCATTGGTGGTAATTTTACTGCTGTGACTGTAGCGAGCGGAACTTGTATTGCTTACGATCAATAAGCCGTGCCATCTTATCGCTCATTTGGTGGATTAGACGATCAGCCATTAGTTGATGGTGATACTGGATTTGTGGGGATGAATCAGCGAGAGCAGCCTAACCAGTTGAAAGCTGGCGAGGTTATCCTAAGCAAGAACGGGAGGATAGATGGATATTGGCAGCCTCGTAAGGGTATTGAGCTGGTTAGCGGAGCGTTGGCGAATAGTGCATTGCCATTAAAACTTCCATTTATCGTTATCAATACGCCTATTGCTATCTCGACGGCATCCAGAACATCAAACGTAGTTTCGATTAACTTTGCGGCTCCGCACGGGATCGCATCGGGTGATTTGCCGGGCTACATTACTTTAGGTGATCCATCCAATACCACAGCGCCTTTGACGGGTATTTCTGCTGGTGCGTATCTGATGAGCTATGTGGACGCTGACACGCTTAGTTTCGCGTCAACCGGATCTGACGGGGCTTTGACTCCCGATGCTACATATGGCATCATTGGAACGGTTTTGGATAATAATGCAGTATCAGCTATTTACGGTTCATGCGTATTTAGTGACCCTGCTACCTCATTGGAGGAAAGTGTGGTTATCGCTACTAATAACGAGGCTAAGAAAGTTCTATTAAGTGATTACACCATTACATCAGTCCCCTACCCCTCTGGCGGATCGGTAACTGAACAGGTCGATATGATTCAGGCGTTTGACCGGATATTCTTATTTAAGGATGGGGCGCGAGCGTGGGAATATATACCGCAAGGCAGGGCTATTACAGCCGGGTCATACGTCAGCGCAACAGGTGTAGTTACTATTACTTTGCGCGAGCATGGCTTAACTGTCGGTGATGGGATTACTATTTCCGATTTAGGCTTTAGTGCTACGCCAGTTACAGCAGACCCGAACGGAACGCACACAGTTGCAACCGTTGTTGATGCGGATTCCTTTACTTTTGTTATAGCATCTGGCAGCGGCAATGAAACCTATACAGCCAATACCGGTATTATGGTGGCTGATGGTTTCACTCTTACCCCTGCTGGCGTTTATTCCCAGCCTCAATACTTTAATATCGCTGGTAATGCGTATGGAGTCACAAACGGTTTAGTCAGATTTACCGTTACGGGAAATACCACTATTGTTGTAGGCGATAGAATCCGTATTAGCGAAACGGATGTGGCATTGATCGAGCCGATTACTGGTGAATCTTTCATTGTTACATCAGCCAACGCCACTGATATTTATTTTAATGCTCCATTGCCTGACAAAACGTATGGGACAGGAGGTGGATCTGAATTTATCGAGTTTGGCAGCCGTTACAGCTTGGGTTTAGGCTTTACACATATGCCAGGCATCCCGTGGGCAGTGTATTTCCAGCGGCGTTTATGGTGTCCATATTTCTACGAGCCAGAAGGAACAGGTGTTTCTCCTACTTATACAGACCGCAACGTAAGGGATGAGATTTGCGCGAGTGATATTCTTGATCCAAATACGTTTGATAGCGTGGCATCACAGTTTAGAGTCACTGCTGGTATTGCGGATTATCTGGTCGGCTTGCATCCTTTCTATGATGATAAGATGATCGTAATGAATCGGAATAGCCTACACTTGATTAGCGGCACACAAGGCACGCTATCAGATACGACATTGCGGGAATTAACCCGTGAAGTTGGATGTTTGGCTCGTAAGTCAATCGTAAGCCAAGGCAATAGCGTGTTTTTCTTGTCTGACAACGGCGTTTACGGCCTATCATTCATTGACGAATATAACTTGCGCGGAGTCGAAGAGCCTTTGAGTAAGGTAATCCAGCCATTTATCAACCGTATCAATAAAACCTTAGCGGAAGGAGCGGTTGCGACATATTTTGACAATAGATATTTCCTAGCTGTGCCGCTTGATAGCGAGGTTGGTGCGAATGATGCCATGGGGAATAACTCTATTCTGGTTTTCAACATGCTAAACAAAGGCTGGGAGTCGATAGATACCTTTGGAGATGGTGATTTTAATATAACAAACTTCATCAAAGGGCAATCTGGTTCTAGGAACGAGCTTTATTTAGTAAATGACAACGGCGGATTGCATTTATCGGATTCCAGACCAGAGGGACAAGATACATATTCTGTAAATGTCACAGGATCGCAAAGCGAAGCGGCGATTGATTATGAATTTAAATCCCGTGGATATTCATTTGCTGATTATGGGCGGAAGAAATACACCCGCGCCACAGTTCAGATGCAATCTAGTATGGATAATGCATCAGATGTTGATTTTAAATTTTCCACAGAAGACCCTGATACGTCAGATACGACAGTTACTGATATAGCATCTCTTTTAGATATAAATATCGGCCTACCAGGACAACTAGAGCCAAATGAAAATGCAGACTTTGCTTTTAGACTTGGAAATCCGCGTGGTATATATGGAGTATTGACAATTTCCAGAAAAGTATCAGGATCAATGGCAATCGGTAGACCTAAAGTCACGTCCATTGCTATAGAAGCAACGCAGACAAGTAGGCAAACTATTACACAATATTGATATATGGCAATTCTCACAAAAGGACAGACATTTGCAAACGGCGATGACGTTACTAGCACAAAGCTGAATAACTTAGTTGATGCCGCTGCGTTTGTATCAGGAGCATCTGGAACAACTGATGATAGCTCGCTAGAAGTTAATGGTTCAGGGCGGTTGCAAGTTAAAGATAGCGGCGTTTCATCTGCAAAAATAGCAGCCGGAGCGGTAACGACTGCCAAGCTGCCCAACTCCACACTTGCAACGGATGGCGTTACATACGCAAAGCTACAACAAGTAGCAAATATGCGTGCCATTGGCAACACAAGCGGATCATTGGCTGTTGCTGCTGAAATTCCGATTCTGGATGAGGATGCAATGGGTAGCGATAGTGCAACATCACTTGCAACCCAGCAATCAATCAAGGCATATGTGGACAATGCTTTCACATTTGGGACGATTGTATCAGCTAGCGGAACGGAATTAAACGTCACAGGCATTCCTAGCACGGCAAAAAGAATCATTGTAAGCTTTAATGCACTCAGCACCAACGGCACTACTGCATTAGGCTTGCGAATTGGCGACTCAGGAGGTATCGAATCTACTGGGTATTTAGGCGCATTTGGAGACAATTCAGGAAACTCTGCTTTAACGACCGCATTTGGCGTTATCGTTACCGCTACAGCCGCCTCGACTTATTCAGGATCTATTACACTGACTAAATTTGATGATAGCGTGAATACATGGATCGCGTCCGGCGTTGTAGCATCAAGCGCAGGAAGCGTTACCTCTAGCGCCGGCTCAAAAACCCTTACTGATGTTTTAGATAGAATCAGAGTAATATCATTCAGCGGCGATACTTTCGATGCAGGTAGCATCAATATAGCATATGAGTATTAATCAACCCCTAAAGTATGCTTACGACCTATATACCAAGAACGGCAATGATTTTTCAGAAATCATCGGCTGGTATTTGGAAAATGGAGTCGTGGTTAGCTCACCTAGGTGTTTCATGCTCGCGTATTTCTGTAAAAAAGATGATATTAAAACAATTGTCCCGCTTGAAGAGTCAAATTGCGTATATGTTACAATATGCGTTGGTGACATGCGAGAAGCTGGCAAGCAAATTGTCGAAATGGCGGAGTATATCGCTTACCAAAGAGAATTTAAAGGAAGCAGCAAAATCAGAATCACAAATTTCAAAAACTTTTACCAAAAACTAAAATGGGCGCATTAAATCCTTTCGCAAAACCAAAGACTCCCAAAGTCCCTAAAGCGGATATTGGCGGAGATATACAGCAATACGTTTCAGGCTATAATAAAGCCCTGCCGAGCGTTTTAAGTTCTGAACAAAGATACCGCCCGCAATTCATGGGCTTGAATCTTGGTGATGTTGGATCATTTCTTGGAGGAACAGGGGGGCAAGAGGGGCTTTATGGATTAGGCCGGACAGCTCAACAAGAAGCAGGAACGAACATTGCACAAGCTCGCGCATCTGAGCTGGCTTCTATGTCAGGGCAAGCCCCCGCATTCCGCCAATTTGCTCAAGTTCTCTCCCCTGAGTCACAAGCGCAGGTTGATGCGGCTAAATTTGAAGCGGATCGCGCTACGCAAGCCGCCCGTCAACTTACGCCAGAGGAACAGCGCATGAGCGACCAATCCACACGCGAATCTTTTGCGTCCAGAGGTATGCTAGACAGCCGTGGATCAGTTGGTGCAGAGGTTTTAGGCCGTTCAAACGTCATGGCTCAAAAACGAGCCGAGGCCACAGGAGCGCGAGGCAATGCTTTTGAGATGGCACAGGACTTTTACACTAGACCGGGCTTGCAAGCACTAGGTAACGCTCCCCTTTCTTATCAAGCCGGACAAAACCAGCTCCAAATGGGGTTAGGCGCAATCGGCAGCGCAACACCGCAGATGATTAACCCTGATGCTGGCGCAAACCTTGGAATGCAGCAACGCTCTAACCAGACCCAAGCCTCTATTGCAGGACAAGCGGCAGGCGCATCTAGAACATCAGGATTGTTTAGCGCATTGGGTTCAATCGGTGGCGCGGCTTTCAGTATGTTCTCTGATAAAAACTTAAAAACCGACATCAAGAAAGTCGGCAAAACTGACAAAGGCTTGCCCGTCTATACCTACAAATACAAAGGCAGCCCAACTACTCAAATGGGTGTCATGGCACAAGATGTTGAGAAGAAAACCCCATCAGCAGTCAAAACAGTCGGTGGATTCAAAGCGTTGGATTACAGCAAAGTAAAATAATATCATGGCATACGGTAACGGACAAAGATTAGGCGAAACGATTGACCCGCGATTAATGCAAGTCGATTTCAGCGGCATTGAACGCGCAGGGGCAACGGCTGGGAATATGTTCGCTAATCTGGGCGCGGATATTGGAGCCGGTATGAAGCAATACGGCGATACCGAAAAGGAAATCAAAAAAGCCGAGCAAATCGCAAAATCGATTCGTGAAGCTATTCCAGATTTGGCACCGATGGCAGATGAGGCTCTAGCTAATCTTAATAATCCCGATCTTTCACAACGTGATCGCCACGCTATTGCACAAGCAATCGGTGAATCATTGAAAATCGGAGTTCTCGGTATCGAAAACAAACGAGCCGATGCGATGATGGGAATGGATATGGAGAAATTCAACTGGCAGCGCGATATGGCAGACCGCGAGTTGGCTATGTCTATGGAGATGGCTAGAAATGCGCCAATGAAACCACCAACCGTCGAAGAGTTCGGAGTTGAAGGCGGAACGCAGAAAATGGTTTGGAATCCATATTCAGGAGTATGGGAATTACCTCAAGTTGCAGGACAGCAAGGCGGCGAAGAAATCGCCCCACCCGATGGAATAGCCCCACAAGGCAATCCAATGGGTGCAGACCCGCAAGGACGTATCTCGCTTCCCATGCGTCAAACCGGAGATGATTTGATTTCCGATGAAATTGCAGCAATGGCTAATATGAC